ATTTTTCATTAGTTAAATATTTAACATAGTCGAATGCATAGTAGATATATACAACAAATAGTAAGAAGAATACGAAAGTTGCGATAGCTACTAATTGTACAATTATACCACCCATACTTTTAGCAACAGATTTTAAGGAAACAAAAGCAGTTATAAAGAAGTATATTAATGCAATTATTGTGAAGTTTTTGATGAAATCCTTGTTAGGATGTTCGGAACATTCACAACCGATATTTTCTAACTTGTATAAATATGTGTATATTATTAATAATAATATAACAAATATCATTTGAATTATTAAGCTACTGTAAAAAGATAGATTGTTTTCTTCCCTCATGATTTTTAACGTTTCTTACTCTATATTATAATATAGAAATTATTTATTTTGTAAATCTAAAATATTATAAATTAAAAACTTTGTAGAATTATTAAAGTTTGAAATATCTATTTCTTTAATTTTATCAATTATTTCCGGAGTTTTTGTTACACTCAATATTTTAAATAATTGTTCAAGAAAAATATCTAGAATATGTTTATATACCTTCTTTTCTTTTAGAATATCTATCGTATGTTCAAATAATACTTCTAATAAAAAATGAATTTCACTTAACTTAAACTTTATCCATATTTTATTAAGATTATTTATATTTTTTTTCCACTTAATATAATCGCAGTATAAATCATATTCATCNTTCAATAACAATATATCATTATCATAAATTGTTTTTGGAGGATCCCATTCCCGTAATTCTATGTAATTCTTCCATTTAGCGTCAATATTATCTTGTAAAATATTTTCATCAAAAAATGTTAATATATTTGTGTATAAGCAGTTTTCATTAAGCTTTATATATTCCCATATAATCTCGAACACGCTATTTTTTTCATTTGCTTCAATTATTTCTTTAATGCTTTCATATATAGTGTTCTTATTTTTTGTAGTTATTTTATTCAATAATCCTACTAATTTACGTTTTAACATTGAGTTATCGGTAAAATCTGGAATTATAATATGAAATCTATTTTTTGTTGTAATAGGTTTTTCTTTTTTATTATAATTTTTTTTTACCCATATCATTTTAGGGTCATAATATGATTTAAAACAACTATAAGTATCATTAAGTTCAACTGCCTTATTTTTGATATTTTCCGGTATTTCTTCTATTTGATTATATCTATCCTGAAAATATGAAATATCTATTTTAATAATACTATCATTCATTGTATTATATAATACTATATAAATAATCTTATATAATTAAATACATAAGGCAATAATAATATATATTATAAAATGACTATTGCTATTCAAAGCATTGAATCGTTTAGTGATTTTGTAAACAAGTTGGAAGAAGTTTATAAAAATCAATTAATTTACCGTACTTTAATAGTTTATGGTAATGAAAAATACGTATCTATTTACAAATATATGTTAGAGCAAAATAATAATAGTGTATATATTGTCAATAATAAAAAAGTAGATTATGATAAATTAGATTGTAGAATTATAATGGTAAATGATAAAAAAATAAAAGATTTTGTAGAAAAAAATGGTAGAGAATTTTATAATTTGGTTATGTATACACCATGTAGTAATAGTAATAGCAATAATAAAATATAATTATCTAATAATATTTTAGATAGAATATTAAATGGTGAAAAAATCGTTTAAAATAGAATATGTTATATTAGCTACTTTTGTGTTGATTGTGTTTGTGTTATTATTAAATAGTAAAAATATATGTGAAGGATTTTTTAGTGAAAAAAAATATAGTTTAGAATATTTTTATATGGATGGTTGTGGACATTGTGACCAATTTAATAAAAGCGGAATATGGGATAAATTAGAAAAAGCTCATTCTGATAAATGTGAATTTAAGAAATATAATATGAAAGATAAGATGGATAGAGTCAAAAAGTTTGATATTCAAGGATTTCCTACAATATTACTTGTAGATAAATCTGATAATAAAGATAAAGTGGTAAAGGCATTTGAAGATGCTAGAACATATACTAATTTAGAAAGATTTATTAATAATATATAAGATATTATTAAGGTATTGATATAACAATAAAAATGGGAGGCGGATTAATGCAGTTGGTTTTAACCGGGCAAATGGATCAATATATTACAAGAAACCCATGTATCAATTATTATAAATATGTTTATAAAAAACATACTAACTTTGCATTAGAAAGTTATGAAACACCACCAATAAACAATGCAAATGGTGGTTTTTATCAAAGTGTAAAAATGACGTATAAAATTGAACGTCGTGCTGATTTATTAACGAATATGTATTTGTCATTTAGGTTACCTAATATATATTCTACTAATGAAATGAGATTTAGATGGGTTGAAAATCTTGGATATAATTATGTTGACCGCGTTGAACTACTGATAGATGGTAATACAATTGAAACATTGTATAGCGATTGGATGAATATTTGGAATGAACTCACAAATAAAGATGGAATTGAATATAATAAATTATTAGGTAACGTAACTGAAATCATAGCACCTTATAGTTTTCAAGCAAAATATACATTTGTAAATAATAAACTTTATAATATCAATTATCCTGTTGCAACTTTTTCAAGCTTGACACCAAGTATAAAGTCGCGCGAAATACAAATACCTTTAAATTTCTGGTTTACTAGAAATCCTTCATTGGCACTACCATTATTGAAGTTAGCTAATAATGAGGTTACACTAGATGTATATACAAATCAGCGAGGTGTAGAATCGCTCTATAAAGTTTGGACAGATAAATTAAATACATATGTTAGCAGTAGTTTCTATAATGAGCTACATAATGCGAATATATCTATACAAAACTTTATAAAAAATAAAAATCATGATGTACAAAATAAGCTACATTTGACCTATGTATTTTTAGATAGCACAGAAAGAAGTAAAATGCTTCTGGAAACAAATAGTATGGATTATATTATTGATACAGTTAAAATGTCAACAGCTAATGTTGATACAGTGTCACAATCAACAGTTACTTGTGATATTAATAATGCCAATAATCATATTAAAGAAATTATATGGTTTTTAAGACGTACTGATATGATACCAAAATATAACAATTATATCAATTATACTGGATCACCTATATATGCTGAAAATATGCATATTATGAATAGTGCTGTTATTAAATGGGCAAATGATACTAGTCGTGCTGATTATAACGCGGAGTATTATAATAATATTCAACCATATTATTATCATACTAATATACCAAGAACAGGTATATATTGTTATTCATTTGCTCTATTTCCAGAAAAGGTCAACACATCAGGATCATATAATAATTCGCAAATTAAAACATCTGTAACATTTACAACGAATGATTTCAGTAACGATGAAACATTTAATGGAATTCAAAATGCTACAAAAGCTGTATTAGGTCAAAATTATAATTATGATGTTTTGTATGAAGCTAAATTTTTTGTAAAAGAAATTAATGTACTTTCTATAATAAATGGTAGTGCACAATTAAAATTTATTTAATTTTTTTATTCTTTCAAAGTAGTAATAAGTAAGAAATGGACTTATTTGTATTAATAATATTATTATTAGCTGGGTTTATTATAAAATATTTAATAGATGTAATATCATCTCTAAGCAAGGAAATTAAAGAGATTAAAAATAAATGCATTATGCCATCTGCCACTAAAAGTTTAAAATCTTCCGAATCACCTATTAAAAAGATGAATAATGATGTTAAAAAAGGGTTATCATATTTCAAAAATTATTTTAACTAAAATACATATAAATAATATAACCTTATATACATTAATAACTTATCAAATATGCCTAGAAAACCCAAAAATCATGATGAAAAAGCAATTGAAATAAAAAAAAAAAAGAACTTAATGAATACAATGGTAAAAGATGTAACACTTATAGAAAATGAAGATATTATATTACAATTGCCAATTACTGAGGATGATAGTAACAAAGAAGATAATTTAGTAACACAAGAGGCTCCAAAGCCTTATGAACCTGATTGTTTTTATCTAAATGAATCAAATCATTATAATAATATTCAGGACAATAATTTAGAAAATATAGATACTAATAATGAGTTTATGTTAGATTATGGCTATACAAAGAATATACTTAACAATAATAATAATTGCTATTGGTGTTGTCACCCAATTGAAAAACGCACATACGGTATGCCATATAAATATAATGTTAAGACAGATACCTATGTCTCATTTGGTAACTTTTGCTCATTAGAATGTGCAAATGCTTATAATTTTTCTTCTCATTGTGGAAGTGATAAAGTTTGGGAAATAAATAGTTTAATACAGATGCTTAGTAAACATTATGGATGTAATAAAGCTATTCGCCCTGCTCCATCACGTTATTTATTGAAAATTTTCAACGGTCCACTTACAATTGAAGAGTTTAGAAGTAGTCATTTAACAAATGACAAAACGCACATTTTAAATTTACCACCAATGATAACAACTACACATAATTATGAAATAGTAAATACATCATATATCAAAAATATAACGGATAATATTAATAATCAAGGTAAAGAATCCATAGTGTCCAAAAATGCAATTGAAAATAAATTAAAACTAGTAAAATAAAAAATGATATAAGGGCTATAACCTTTATTTATTACGTACAATGTCGGAAATTTACTTTTCTCCTTATAGAATTTCAACAATTACTTGTAATGCAAATATTGGCATCAATACAAATATTAATTTAAATGTATTATTTGATAATATTAGTATTAAAGAAGAATGCTTTGATAATAATGAAGGTATAGTATGGATTCAATTTATGAAGGATGGTGAAGATGTTTCTCGTGGTACTTATCCAAAAAAACGTAGAAAAAGTAAAAAAGATAAGGTAAAGAAAAATCGCTTTGATAACCAAGTAACTATAATTTACATGTTTAATGATAAATATATTCCTAATGTAAAAATATTTAAAAACGGTAATATACAATTAACTGGTATCAAGGATGTTAAACATACTGAAATAATTGTTAATTATATTATTGAGAATATAAAGAATATTTACAAAAATGTAACAAAAGAAATAGTTGCTGCAGATACTAATGTAGATAAATTAGAGTATCAAAACTTTAAAATAAGGATGATCAATACTGATTTCAAAGTTTACTGTGATCCTGAGATGACTAAGGGATTTGAATTAAAACGTAAAGAAATTCATAGAATATTTATTGGGGATGAATATAATAATAAATGTTCATTTCAACCTGGAATATATCAAGGTGTCAAACTAGAATATTTCTGGAATAGATTTAGTGATCATAAGAATGGTATTTGTTGTTGCCCGACGAATTGTTACGGCAAAGGTAGTGGCAATAAAATAGGTGAATGTAAAAAGGTAACGGGAGCATTATTTGAAAGTGGTAGTATACTAATTACGGGAGGAATAACTTTTGAGCAAGTTAACGAAACATATAAGTACATCTGTGATTTTCTTAGAAAAAATAAGGATAATATTAAGAAACCTCAACCAAAGGTTTCGTTAATGTGACAGCTAAAATTATAATTATCGTCAGTTAAATTATATTTTTTATATAATTCAGTATATACTGTATTATTACCAGGTCTATTATATGATGGTATATGATGACTAGCATAGAATTGAGCACTAAATGATACAGCATCAGGTTCTACGTAAGGTGTTAAATAAGTATTACCCCACGGTTTCTTATCAAATAGCACATCACCGGTATATAATCCTGCATTTTTAGGAGGAGGAGGTACAGGAACATCAGGGGAATAATCTAACTCTGTATATTCTAATTCGTTTTTCATTATTGATATCTCTATTTATATTAATATATTAGAAAAAAGAGTATTTTGAGTACATAATTTTATTTTTTTATGATTTTTAATAATCTTTAAGAATTTCAAGATATCTAGATAATTATGTACTCTTTTTTCTAAGCATATAAAGAAGATAATAATATAAACATTATATAAATGGGTAAAAAAGATAAAAAGCAAAAGACACATGACGAACACGATTTTGTTAAAGACGGTATGGAAACTAATGAAATAAGAATTATAGTTCAAGATATTATGCTATATATTGAAGAAAATAGAAATAAAATAGAGTTTAAGGAGATTATTGCTAGTTTAAAAGATAATATTGATAGAGTTGAGTTTTTTGAAAAGAGATATCCGATGTTATATCAAATGGTAACAAAAGAAGAAGGCTTTGAATATCAAAGCTTAGAATACTTTTTAAAAATGCGAGAAGATATTATACAAAATCAAATGACTACCGATGAGGCTTCAAAAATTGTGGGACAACAGTGGTTTGATAAATATTGTAAAAATAAGGTAGATAAATAAAAAATTGATATAAGACTTATAAGATTATTAGTAATTACTATTATGAATTCTTCTCTACCTGCAACCAGTTTCCCCAAACATGTCAACGAACTCATTTCTGAGACCTATGATATTTACAACAGTATCAATGATGATAATAAAACATATGCTAACTGTTTAATTATGGTATTAAAAAAATATCATCTTTGGCCCAATATTAAGGTAAAGAAATTCAAAAACCGTTCTGATATTATGTTGCTACATAATAATTATAAAATGGGGGAAGTATATGAATATCGCGAGCTTTATGAGCAATGTCGCAGTATCGTACTAGACTTTACTCTATCATTTAATAATAATATCGTGGTAACATACGCTAATTCTATTCCAGTACGCAGCGATATTAATACATATATGGCAAATGTTTACAGCGACCAAGATAAATGTTATGAGGCCTATGATGGCACAATGATTACTATATATAATCATAATGGCGAATGGCATTTTGGAACATCAAGCTGTCCTGATGCTAATAGTTCTAAATTCTCGCATCCAACAAAAACACATGGTAATATGTTCGATGAAATCTTGTATAAATATTATGGAAAACAACTCACGGAACAAGAGCTATCATTGGCACCATATGAAGTATCAAATATTCTAAGAAGTAAATTTGTCACACCATTGAACCCAGAAATGGCTTATGAGTTCATCATTGTTCATCATGAAAATATTCACATCATTGATTATACCAATGTTCTGGGTGAAAATTATAAAGAACTTATTCACGTTAATACTAAAAATAGAAATACGCTTGTAGAAGAAGATATTCATACAACACGACTTCAAGCTTATACAGAAGTTGGCATCAATTATCCAAAAGAGTTTACAAACGTAACAGAAGCACTTGGATATATCAATGGTAATCCATATAGTTATGGACTAATCATTAAAAAGAAACTAGATGATTCAGTTAAACTCTATAAAGTATCTACTGATATCATTAACTATCGTGAAGAAACAGATCCATGTCATCCAAATACCTGGATGAATATTCTTAGCGTATATATGAAAAATAAACAAGATTATACTATCAAGGATTATATTAGTAATTATGTTCCAAATATTGTACTACCCATCGATAATAATGGTAGACATATTGACCCAACATACCTAATTCACACGCTAATTTCTACTATCAAAGATAGTCTCTATAACTATTATGTGTCTACAACAACATACTTTCCAAGATATGGTAGATATAAAATGAATAAAGATTTGGATAAACAGTTTCCTCCAATTATTCAATATCATCTCGCACAACTTAGGAATCTCCAAGTTACAACTTACAAAGAAAAGATGATTACATCAGCAAATGTATACTATTATCTTTGCCAATGCAATGATATCAAAAATATCAAGACACTAATTCAATTCTTTGCATCTAACCCTATTAATGAAATGAATCCAAGGACATCAATGTGTTTCGCAATTATGAATAGTCTCATTTCATAAAATATCCTATTATATTAGAATGAGCTACTTTTCAACACAAGGTTGGGTTTATATTGTGATTAGTATAATATCTACAATCATTGCTTTAATTTTAAATATTTATATGGAAGGCATTGGATTATATATGTTTGCATATTTAATATATATTTTAGTTATATTATTAACAGCCTATAATATAACATGTTTAACATCAGGTGAATGTCATTTGTGGAGTTGGATAGTAACTATATTATCAACATTACCAATGATATTAATAATAATACTAGCTATATATGGTATTGTAACAGGTTCCAATTAATTAAATTCTTTTTTTATAATAGATTAATGAGTTCAACATATTATCTCAAAGATTTTTATGATGATATTAAATCGAAACAACAAGATTTAATAAATAATCATTCAACGTGTTGTCAAACAGGGGGCTATTCTGTATTAAGTCAACAATTTGATAAACTTAATGCACAACAACAGCTTAATAATATTAGAAGAGAAGTTCAGGATGAACTAAATAATAAAATAAAAAATATAATGAAAAAAATGCAAGTAGGTGGTCAAGTAGGAAGTGGTAAAATGACACTTTATGAAAATATCAAATTATTAAAACAAATGATAAAAGAACAATGCAAAATTGAAAAAAATCTATTAAAAAATATTAAGAAACAACAAAAATGTATAAAACAAAATAAAGTAGAATATTTGCCATCTTATCAAAGTGATTTTAAAGATGAAATAAAACGTGCTAATACTATGCATAAAGATATCAAAAAATTACAAGCACATATCAATAAAATTATAGTAAAAAAAGATATTAAAATAAAAAGTAAAGAAACAGATAGATTACTCGCTGTAAAACAAGAAGCTAAGGTAGCTACACTAAATAATTTAAAAAGTATAATAAATAAAATTAAACAACGCTAATTATTTTTTTTAAAAAATTGATATATAAGATATAGATTTTTATTAATATATAAGTAAGGACAGCATGTTTGAAAATTACACCTTTGATATTAAAGATCCCACTAATAACCATAGTTTTGAAATTAATAATATGGATTTAGCGATTGTAAATGGATTGCGACGTACTATTCTAACAGATATACCAATTCCTGGTGTAATCGGGGAAAAGTTGGATAAAGATGAACCAACTGTAAATATAATTACTAATACTGGTGCTTTACACAATGAGTTTATTATTCATCGGATTGGACTAATCCCTATATGTTTATCCGAAGAAGAAATTGAATTATATGAAGATAACAGTCTAAAATTAGAACTAAATGTTAAAAATGAAACTGGTAAAACATTAAATGTTAAAACAAGTGATTTAAAAGCTACTATGAATGGTGAGGAATTATCTGAAAAAAAATTAAAAGAGTTATTTCCGCCAAATAAAGTATCCAATGATAATATTCTAATTACAAGATTACGCCAAGGTGAACATCTACACTTTACTGCAAAAGTTGTCAAACGTACTGCTAGGGATAATGCATCATTTAATCCTGTATCTCTTTCTAACTTTACATATATACAAGACCCATCAGAAGCATCTAAATATGATAATGTCTTGGATAAAGAACGATGTTATTATAAAAATAAATATGGTGATCCAAATAAGTTTAAATTTGATATTGAATATATCAATATAAATGTGGGACCTAAATATTTAATACCAAAATCACTTGATATAATGATTGAAAAGCTAAATACTATCAGACAAGAACTAGTAAAATTAGATTCATCCACTAAAATTAAATTGCAAAAGTTTCAAGATATTGAAGGATGTTATGAATTTATTATAGAAAATGAAGATGATACAATTGGTAATGTAATACAATCATTTATACATAATAAATATATTCGCGAAAAAAGCAAGTTTAATGATACAAATTGTGTATATGTGGGATATATCTGCCCACATCCATTGAAACAACTTATGATTGTTAGAATTACTCTTGAAGATGTTACAGATGATAAAGTTGTCACATCATTCTTTGAAGCAAATTGCAAAGATATTATTGATACATTATCTAATATTAAAATTAATTGGAATAAGTTCTCAATTGAAAATAATGTTTTATAAAATATATCTTTGTATTAAAAGAGAAAGCTATATCTTATAAATGTCTGTTGAAATAGAAAATAATATTTTTACTATTGAAGATGAAGAAATAGACGATATAGAATATTTAGAAATATTGAGTTTAGATGAAATTATAAAAGATAACCCTTTTTTTATTGCATTATCACGCAATGATATATATGAGAACTTACATGAAATGTTTCAAAATAGAAAACGTTCGGAATCCGTTACGCAATTATTTTATGATATATTAGATCACAAAAAATCCGAGAATGGCGATATTTCTGATTATTCTAATTATATCTTTTCATCAGAAGCTATAAAAAAAAACAATGAATTAGAATGGGAAGATATTCAGGATGATGCAACTTATTTTAACAAATTAACTAAACTCAATACTATAAAACATAATGAAGCCAAAAATAGATATTTTTTTGCTATTACTTATGAACCAACATCTAAAAATCTAAAATTCAAACCACCATCCCGTATTAATGCTATGATTGAACCAGAAAATAAAGAATATCCTGTATATTATCCCGTTTTTCCAATCGATGATGTTAATTTACCACTATTATCTGCTTATTATAAAATTCCAACATGTACTGTTAATGATTATGTTTATACTAAGATTGTATCACATTTAAAAAACTCTACTAATATTAATTTAGTAAAAACAGATGGTTTTAATAGTGTCACCAAATTAGTTAAGTCTGTAAAACCTAAAATTGAAGATATTATTGAATATCTCAAAGATTGTTTTGCTCTTGATTATAGTAACATTGATAATATATTTAAAAGATTCGGACATTCATTAGATTTTATAAATGATAAAGATTTTGAAATTTTATGCGAACATATGAAATCTTTAACTAGTTATGAAAAAGAACGCAATAATGTTAATAGAGTATATAGAATAAAGAAGAGCGATATCATAAATAAAAAACTAACCTTTTTTAAAAAACTATCATCTTCTATTAAATTAATTAAATTAAATGATAAAACAATAAATTTTTTAGCTAATTTAAAAGAATCCCTTGAAGATTATCGTGTTAATAATATTATAGTAGAAGAATTGGTTGATGTTAAAAAACTCAATATATATGATATAATTAATTCAATACATTTCAATGATGCAAATCCAGATGATATACTTAAAAATATAAGGGCATCTCTTAAAAATATTAATATTAATGAAGGCATTGATGCAATTAATAATATTATAGATACACATGAAAATACTGAAAATATCATTGATGAACATGAATATATGAAAGTATTATTAGAATATTCAAGAGATCATATATTTGATTATGATACCGATGGTAAAAAGTATTTATTATCATATCGTGAAGCCAAAGAGATAAAAGAAGGTGCTGATAGAGATAATTATGAAGGTGGCATAGATGATGAATTTATTAACGAAAATCTAGACCTTGAAGAAATGGATAATATTGCTGCTGAATTAGTTGAAAATATTTATGAAAATAAAAAAATAAATAACTTTGATAAATATCTTAAAAACATTACTTATAAAAATGAAGAAGGATTTATAGAATATTTACGCATTATATTGAAATTTCTAAGTAATATAAGTCAATTGTCGCATCTAGAATTAGATTATGAATTACTATGTAATGAGCTTTTTAAATATTACAAAAGTGTACCAACTAAATACAATAGATATAAAAAAGCTTTTAATGAAGCTGAATTAGATATTGAACATAAAGCTATAACAGATTTTATTAAAATTAAACCAAAAATGATTATGGAAGGTATTGTGAAAGACCAAGATCCAAATATTAGCAAAATAATATATGCAGTAAATGAAGAATATATAGAAGCTCTCAACAATATGTTAGCGTTATCAATAGCATCATGGACAGTAAATATTCAAGAAAAAATACTAGATAATACTATTTTAATAGATGAAAACTATTTAAATAATTCTTTTGTTGATAAATGGTATTTATATGGTGCTCCTATAAATAATGCTAAGAATGGTGTGTTACCATATTTACTAGAATGTGTAATAGAAAACTTTAAAGACGATAATGAGTTTGGAGTTGATTTAGATAGTATATCTGATAGTGTTAAAAAATTAATTACAGATAAATATAGTGATATAATTGACGAATTAAAAAAGAAACATGAGATAAATGCTGAAAAAAAGAAGGTGGAACGTGGTTTAAAAGAACAAGCAAAACTCTTGAAAAGTTATAAAGAAGGTAATAAAGAAAAACTAGAAAGGGACTTTGTAAATGCACTTTTATATATGCCTGGTGTAAATTATAAAAAAATACATAAATATTTAGTTGGTTGTTGCTTGAAAAAAATAGATGATTCGTTTGACAATGATGCGGATTTAATAAAAGCAGGTAGAAAAGATTTAATAGCGATTAAGAAATTTTATTCTACTAATAGAGCTACAAATAAAGCAAGAGAATTAAGATATGTTCCTAATCTTGATGGCATCAAGGATGAAATAATGAAAGATAGTAATATTAACAAAATAGATGTTGAAGATTATATTTATGGTATTAATGATAATGAAAACATTGTTTTTGACTGGCTCGAAACAATGTATGATAAAAATCCGTTATTACCTAACAATATCATAGACGAATTAAAAAATAATGCCAAAAATATAAATAAACTAATTGAGACCAATATTAATATAATGGCAAAAACAGCCAGAATTAACAATAAAGATTTAGCTAATAACTTTATGTCAAAACATATCAATATAAAACAAATATTATTAAATATATGTAAAATATTATTTCAATATAAAAAAGAATATGAAGATGATAATATCAATTTGCTTGTTAATAAATCTATTAAATATATCAAAGATATTATAAAGGACATTTATAAATTGAATAAAGTATTAAATGATGATGTTGTTGTTGATATAAATAGAATTAACTTGTATATATTAAGCAGAGCATTATGCTTACCATTTAGTCCGGAAAGCGTAGAAAACGGAAAAATACGTTCAGAAGTAGATTTGCCAAGAGAATTTGTAGAATTAAATTCTAAAAATATTATGAAATATATGCTAAATACTTTTGATGTATCTACCTTTCCAACAATGGAAGAGAATATTGAATTTTTAAATAAGAAGCGAGAAGAAAATAAACAGAAAAAGCTTAGCATATTAAATGATAAAACAGTAGATGAAAATCAACTTATTAGTAATTTAAAGAAGGCAGGAATTAAAAATGATTTAATGAATGTAGAAGAAAATAAGGAAGAAGAGGATATGTATGATATTAATAATATGTATGAAAATGAGGAAAAAAATGAAAAACAATTATCTGCAATTGACGAGGATACAGATGATGAGAGTATGGTGTATGAGGATATGGGATTTTTATACAGCTAATCATACATCTAAATTAGCTTTTGCTAATATTTCTTTTGCACGTTTTATATTTTCTTCACTTGAATCACCAATAGTTACAAGCGATACGTCTTTTTGAGCTAACATTACTGGTTGTCTTCTTGCAATATTATTACCTGATGTTCCATTTAATTGTATTGGAATATGTCTATTGGCGTCTCCGAATAATTTAGCGACATTTGTCTTATTTTTTTGTGGTATGTCTTCAAATGCACAATCTTGTATTAGATTTTCATATTTTAAGTTTATTATGTTAAGTTTTTCTTTAATATTTTCATTATCCTGTTCAAGTGCTTCAAGTTCTTGTGATAATAACATAAATTGTTGTGATAATTTTTTGAATATTTCAAACTTTTCACTTGATTTTATGCTATTTGAAAGAGACATTATAAGTACACTCACAGCGTTTACTACAATATTAGGGATTTTAACAACATTAGCATCTGTACTAATACTATTTATGATACACATAGCTGAACTTGTTAAAACTAATGGTATATTAAAACACATCTTAACATAACTCCAATATGTAGCTGTTCGTGTACATAATAAAGTCATACATTCGCATTTATCTAACAATTTCTCAATATTAATCATTTCACTTTATTATATATTACATTATTTTTTTTGCTAATTTAAATTTAAGTTATTATATTAGAAAGACATGGATATAGAAGTAAAGCCAAGTGAATGGATATTACCTAATCGCGTGGGTTATAATAAATATATATATAAAACATTTCATCCATCAAAATATGATACTAAAATAAAAGATAAATCATGTGAATGTTCAGGTGATAGTTGT